TCATCCATAAAGTCTTTTGGGAAATAAACTGTACGGGGGTTTTTTATTTTTAACCGGTGCAAGGTAAAATTGTTTTTTGTTTTTATCATATCTTAACTGTTTATCAATATAGATCGAATTGTTTTCGTAATCGATCGATTCTTCTCTTATACCTAATATTTCTCCTCTTCTCAATCCACCAATAGCAGCTAACTTTATCATGATACGATGTTTTGGATAACAATCCTCAAGTACTTTAAATAAATTATTTAATTCATCTTCATTGTAATAATCTACTTTCCTTTTTTCTCGTTTCGGTTCTTTTATTCCGGATGTGGGATTTATATTGATAACATCCCATTCAAAAGCTCTAGCGAAAATACTCTTAATTAAGAGATACTTATTAGGAATAAGTGGCTTGTTTTCAGCTTGTTCTTCTGCTAAATATTCTACAATATGATATTTCTTGATATCTTTCAATTTCATCTCTCCAAAGTATTCTAATACGCCACAATGATTTAATAAATACTCATATGCTTCTTTACTGGTCAATGTCAAATTTGGCTCTACATGATTTTTCATCCATCTATCAACAAAACTAGAAAACTTGATCTTATCGATAGGTTCGTCCTTTTCGTTAAAACATTTGATTTCAAAGTCACGAATCTTCTTATTAAGATCCCGTTCACTAGTTGCGGTTATCGTTTTTGTTCTTCTTTTCCGTTTACCACGTTCATCATAGCCAAGTTCAACATAGATTTTAAACTTTCCAAAACCTAAATCTTCATAACTTGCCATCTTATCACCTCTCAATTTAAAAAAAGAGGCAGGGGGGGATCAGCCTGCCTATTAAATTAGTTAGCGCTAAGTAATTTAAAATTGTGTAATAGCTTTTTTAAGTTTTCCTATGATACGAATGTTCTTATCCGTGCTAGGATTAAAATGAATTGGTTTATAATTAGGGTTCTCACTTACTAAAGTGAAGGACCCATTTTCTCTATATACTCTTTTTAATACACATTCATTTTCCACAACTACTGCAGCGATTTCACCGTTTTCAACTTCTTCTGTTCTTTGAATAAGCAAAAGGTCACCTTCATGTATTTTTGCTCCAATCATACTATCTCCTTGTGCAGTTAGATAAAAATACAATCCTTTATCTACCCAATCTTTAGGAGAAGTAACATACCCCCCCTCCTTTTCTTCAAAAATTACAGCCCCCCCATCACCGCAAGAAATACTACCGTATAGTGGAACATCCACAACATCATTTGAAATTTCTTCTCCATATAATAATGAAACATCTACGTCCAACGCTTTTGCTATTTGTTCTAATCTATCATGGGAAACTTTTATCATTCCCTTTTCATACTTTCTAATTGTGGATTTGCCAACGCCAATTTTTTTGCCAAGTTGCTCTAATGTTTCACCAGAAGCCTTTCTATAATAATTAATTCTCTTACCTAGTTCCTTATAAAAATTATCCATATTAAGCATTCACCTCCTGACTGCTAATTCATTATATATCTTTTAAGACACTTTTTCAACAGTATTAATAATAAAAGTATCTTTATAGTATTGACTTATCAATAAGGGGGGGTGTATATTATAAGTGTCCTATAAAGACACGAAGTGAGGTGAAACGACATGGACATTAAAATAACTCCAAAAGGGCTAAGAGTATCAAACTGTTTAAATCAAGAAGAAGTAGCCGAACACTTAGGAATTTCAATAACTCAATACAGAAGAAAAGAAAATGGAAAGGTTCGTTTTTATGCTGATGAAATCTATAAGTTATCACAGTTGTATGATGTCCCTGTGAATATTTTTTTACTGAAAAAGTGTCCTTTGGGGACACTGGCGATAAGACTATTATTTAAAAGGCGGGAATGGGATGAGAAACGTAAGAGGGGCAAAAGCCCTGTCTGAATATCTTGAATCTATTGGAACACCTATAAGCGAATCAACGATTTTTTCTTTACTTAGACAAGGTAAAATTCCTCACCTAAGACCATCTCCAAGGATATTGATTTTTAATTTAGATGCGATAGATGAATGGTTAGGCATTAAATAAAGGAGTGGAAAAATGGCAAACAAATTAGAAGTAGCATCTCATCTAACTGATGATGAACACAGCATTTTATTGAATGTATATCACAAGCACATGAAAGCAATGGGGGGAGGAAGAAAGAAAACAATATGCTTTAGGCAATATCAAGAAAGTAAAGGGAAATGTCCAGGAGCAATGTTTGGAAGTCTATTTTAAAAACGGTGAATGGTTTAAATACTTTGCTAATGGGACTTGGGGGGGGTGACAAGCATGATGTGGATTATAGTTAGTTTTGTAACTGTAGCAATAGCAACCATTATTTTTAGCGTTTGGTGTGGAATGAAGGCTTCACAAATTGCAGAAATGCATAAACAGGATTGGGGGGGTGCTTAAGTTGCCTTTCACCGATCATTTTAAAAAAGAGGACAAGTCTACAGCCTTAACATTTCGAGCTGAAATTCGTAAATATTTTTATTTGTCAATGGAGTGCCTAGATAAGGGTGAGTTGGAGAAATCAGAAAATTATTTTAATCATGCTATGAATTTATTAGGCGAACTTAGATGGATGTCTCTCCAGAAAGTAACCATTGATAGGGCTAATCAAGAATTAACTGATCATGCATTACAAATGAGAAAGGATTGGTATTAATGACTAAAGAGGTACTCCACCTTAGTAACTTAATGCAAAAATTGCAAAATGCAACGCAATCAGATGTTGAAGTATTCGAGGATGAATATGTAGACAGTTTGAATCAGCGTATAGCATTTGTGAAGGATGCAGTGTTTGATTTGGAAAACGAACTTAAGAAACGAGGTTTGTATAAATGTTTTCATCCAGTAAGTGAAAACGAAGCGGTTGAAGTTGGTGCAACAGATGAAGTGATTACCATTTGCCATGAATGTGGAGCAGAGGTATAGCATGTGGCTCAAATTGTGGTATGGAGGATGGTTTATAGTAGCAGTATTATTCTTATACTTTTGCATCGTTTATGCACTTTAAAAAAGACCCGCGCAACATAACGCGAGTCGTATCCCACAAAAATTATAACATGGACAGGCTCTGAATGGTAGTCCTGTCTTAGTGGTCGCAAGTAATAGCATTCCCCCCCTTTTCTATCTATCGTTCCGCTTGTGGCCACTAAGATGCGACTAGCATCCATTACATATTGAATCGAGGTGAAAACATGTCTCAATCTATGGTTGATTTAAATGACTTTGCGAATGGTGCATTAGCGGAGCGGTTTAATTATGAGCTGCAAAAGATTTTAGAAAACATAGCTGACCCAAATACAGACCACAAAGTAAAAAGAAAGATGAACATTAATCTTACTTTAGAAACCAATGAAGATAGAGAGTTGTCAAATGTAAGCATTCAGGTTAAATCTACACCAGCTCCACGTAAAAATATCGGATCCGCCATTATCATCGATCGTGACGAAAGCGGAAAAATTGTAGGAGCTGAATTGAAATCAGGTATTAAAGGACAAACATTCTTTGATACAGAGGATAACCAAGTGAAAGACGATAAAGGCGGAGTAATTGATTTCCGCAAACAAAAAGAGGGAGGAACTAAATAATGATTAGAGAAGCAATTGAATACATTGTCCGTCTTGGAAATAGAGAAACATTTACGGAGAATGGCCAAACGTATGTTACTGGAGATGTTCGCCTGTTAAAAGAACCGCTACCTGCAGAAATTAAAGTAAGCACCCTTTCAGCACTTGTAAAGTACGCAAAATCTGTATTTGATGGAGAAGAAAAATTTCTCATTCACATTGTTAGTCCTACAAAAGTTCGCTTATTGTCTTCGTTAAATTTAGATGCTGAAAGATCTACATGGGTGGAATCAAATGCATTATTACCAGATATTCCATATGGAAGGTATCTAGATATGGAAGAATTCAATATCCTATTACAATCCGCTTTCTTAGATAACGATACAAGGAAAATTCTTTTGAAAGTAGTCGGTAATGTAAAAGATGAAGATGTGAAAAATTATGGAGATGACGGAGTCTCTCAAACGGTTACCGCAAAAACTGGTGTTGCACAGGTAGCGGATGTGGTCGTACCTAATCCAGTGGAACTTGCGCCATTTAGAACCTTTGTGGATCTCGATCAACCGGAGTCTGATTTTGTATTCAGAATGAGAAAAGGCCCTTCAGGACCAGCTGGAGCATTATTCGAAGTGGATGGTGGAATGTGGAGACTGGATGCAATAGCTTTAATTAGAAACTATTTATCTGAAAATCTAGCAGAAGAAATCGAAGCAGGTAATATTCATATTTTATCTTAATGGATAGCGGTTATTCCGTTATCCCTTTTGAAAGGAGCATCCAAGAATGAATGAACTAACAAAGGTTTTTGACGGATACGAATTAACGATAGTCGAAACAAATGGAGAACCATTCTTTTTACTTAAAGATGTGTGTGAAATTCTAGAACTTCATAATCCAAGACAAGTAAAGACAAGGCTTGAGGATGACGTCATTTCAAATTACCCCATCCAAGATTCACTTGGAAGAACGCAGCAAGCCACATTTGTAAATGAAGATGGATTATACGATGTCATCTTAGATAGTCGCAAGCCAGAAGCAAGAAAGTTTCGCAAGTGGATTACTAAGGATGTACTGCCATCCATTCGCAAAACAGGTACGTACGAAATGGGTAATGCATCTTATACTGTCGAGGATCCAATTAAACGAGCGGAACGTTGGATTGAGGAACAGAAAGAAAAATTGATGCTTGAGCAACGTGTGAAAGAATATGAGCCGAAAGTTAACTATGTAGATAAAATACTAGAATCCAAGGATGCAGTAAATATTACTCAAATAGCAAAGGATTATGGCATCAGTGGTCAAAAATTGAATCAAATCTTACATGAAGAAAGAGTACAGTACAAAATGAATGGTCAGTGGTTGCTTTATGGGAAGCATCAACAGGAAGGTTATACGAAGTCTAAAACGACAGAGTATAGGAGAAACGACGGATCCACTGGTACAAAGCTACACACCAGGTGGACCCAAAAAGGCAGATTATTCATTCATGAGATTCTTAAAAAGAGGGGTATTCATCCTCTTTTAGAAAGAAGTCAAATAAATAATGTAGGGTGATGTTGCAGCATCTCCCTACTCTAATCTATGTCCTTATTTTAACCATATGTCAGAAAATAAACAAGTGAGGGAAAAGAAATGGCTAAATTTCGTATGATACACACTGAATTTTGGAATGATCCACGAGTAGTAGAGGAATTCACTCCAGAGGATAAATTGTTTTATTTATATTTGTTAACCAACTCCAAGACAACGCAAATCGGAATCTATCAAATTACCAAAAAACAAATGGCTTTTGATATGGGATATTCGATAGAAACCGTTAATTCTCTAGTAGACCGATTTGAGAAACACCACGAGATAATTGTGTACAATCCGGACACAAGAGAGATAGCCATTAAAAATTGGGGGGGCAAATACAACTTTAATCGAGGAGGAAAGCCGGTACTTGATTGTGTGACCTCTGAATTAAAAGAAGTGAAAGACAAAAATCTCATTCAATTAGTAGCAGAACGAATCGAGAAGAAGGAAATTAGAGCCATTTACGATTCGTATAACGACACGTCAGACGATACGTCAAGCGACACGTCTAACGATACGGATAACGAATCGCAAGGCAATAAAAAGCAAGAATCCCATGATAGCAATAGTTCTTACGATACGTCAGACGACTCGTCACGATAAGGGGACAAGAAAAAGAAGAAGAAGAAGAAAAAGAAGAAGAAAAAGAAGAACAACAACAAAAAGAATTATATGGTGGTGGTCTTCGTGATGAAGAATTTGGTGAGGTGGTCCATTTTTATAAAAACAACCTACAAATTGGAGTATCCGAAACCAGTTTCAATATGGAATTAATTCAACAGTTTTTCAATGAATGGGGTAGTGAATTACTTTTAGCTGCCATGAAGTTAGCAGCACAGAAAGAAGCAAAAGGAACCGCTTATGTGGAAGCTGTATTAAAACGCTGGAAAGAATACGGTGTAAAAAATGTGGAGGATGCTCGAGCCTATCAACGACAATTAAGGAAAAAATCACCCTATTATCCAAATAATCCAAAGCAAGATATTAAACCAGATTGGTATGACAAGCATAAACAAGAGACGCAAGAAAGCAAGCAAGAGTTGTCTGATGCGGAAAAAGAAAAAGCAGCTGCCGAAGCGGATAAGATGCTACAAGAATACTTAGCAGAACAAACTTCATGAGGGTGATACGGCATGACCAAACTAGGTGAGTATCTACCGTACTCCAAAGAACAACAGCTAGGCAAAAAGCGAACGAAGAAAAGCAGAAATTTTAGTCCGAAAGTAAAGCGTGAAATATTTGAGCGGGACCAATGGAGATGTGTAAGGTGTGGGTCTCATTATCTTGAAAAAGTTCCTCACCATATCACCTTTAAGTCACAAGGCGGAACAGGTGAAAAACGAAATGGAGCAACAGTTTGCATTGATTGTCACAGATCTGCTCATAGACAAGATGAAGTAAGAAGATGGTTTGAAAAGTGGCGAGATAAGTATCTCGATCAGAATGGAGATTTGATCTAGGAGGTGGAATATTGAAAAGAATATTAAATTATCCGGGTAGTAAATGGAGCATGGCACAGTGGATTATTGATCATATGCCCAAGCATGAAGTATACCTGGAACCTTATTTTGGATCAGGGGGGCAGTGTTTTTTAATAAATCTCGAGTCAAGATAGAAACGATTAATGATATTGATAGTCGTATTGTGAATCTATTTAAAGTGATTAGAGATCATCCAGATGAATTAGCTAGATTAGTAACATTCACCCCCCCATTATCTAGAGAAGAATATAAAGCAAGTTATGAAGTTAGTCCGGATCCTTTAGAAGATGCTAGAAGATTTCTAGTTAGGTGCTGGCAAGCAATAGGAGCGAAAACTTCTGACATAACTGGTTGGCGTTCATCGATATCTGTAAACAGTCCAAATAATACAAAACAGTGGGATGCGGTACCTTCAATCATTTCAGAAGTAGCAGTAAGGTTAAAAGATGCTCTCCAGTTAATCCAGCGATATAACAGACCTAACGTTTTAATCTATGCTGATCCACCTTATATCTTGTCAACGCGTTCGAATAGACATTATGCTCATGAAATGAATGATCAGGACCATATAGACTTACTCGAGGTATTAACTGATCACGAAGGACCTGTTTTGCTTTCGGGATATCAGAATGATTTATACAAGAACTTATTAAAAGGCTGGCATTTAGAAGTGAGAACGGTATTAGCAGAAGCTGGAGCTAAGAAGCAAGAAACACTATGGATGAATCCATTAGCAGCGGAACAAATGAGTCAGTTTAATTTATTTGATAATGCGGATTTAATTTAGAGAGGGGCGTTAGGAATGAAAGAAATCGAAGAAATGGAGCAAGAAATAAAAGACAAATGGTTTAATAACCACAAAGCAGAAATCACTAAGCGTGATGATATAACAATTCTTGATTGGAGAGAACCAGGAACGGTTATTTATTCAGTTCGTTATATATTTTGTGGTTCAAGATTGTATATTTCCGGCGATATTGGAGATGCGATTTTTAATCTAACTTGGATAGCAACTCCGGAAAGTTTTAAAGGCATCGAACTTAGCTACTTCCTAAGCAAACTATCTTGTCATTCGAGAGAACGATGGTATTTTGATGAACGTAAAGCCATGGATGATTTAAAAGAATGGTATGAAGAAGATAGTTTTGACGCAGGGGAAAAATCACGCAAAGAAATATTAGAAATATACAGCAATGTTAAGAAAATAATAAAATCTGTTAGTACGCCTAAAGAATTTGAAATGGAGCTAGTTAATTACTATATGGACAACTCTTTTTATTATTATGATAGCGAAGATTTCTCATTCATATCTGATTTCGGTAAGAAACTTCCGATGTGTTATGTTGCGTATCTTCTTGGGATTAAATTAGCAAATGAGCAATTAAATGCTCAGAAAGAGGTTTCAAATGCTAAATAGAGTAGTACTAGCAGGAAGATTAACTAAAGACCCAAATTTACGCTACACACCAAATGGAGTAGCGGTTGCTAATTTTACCATAGCGGTAAATAGACCTTTCACCAATCAAAATAATGAACGTGAAGCGGATTTTATTAATTGTGTGGTATGGAGAAGACCTGCTGAGAATCTAGCAAACTTTATGAGTAAAGGCAACTTAATTGGAGTAGATGGACGGATTCAAACAAGAAATTATGATAACCAAGAAGGTAATCGAGTTTTTATAACAGAGGTACTAGCAGAATCTGTTCAATTTCTCGAATCCAAAAGCGGAACCGCTAACCAATCTAGCAATCCATCTCCAAACAATAGTCAAAATCAATCTAACCAAAATCAACCGAATAAACCATCAAATAATAACAGCAACCCATTCGATGGTGAAGCAGAACCTATTGATATTTCGGATGACGATTTACCCTTTTGACCAGCAACGAGAAAGGAGCGAGTGAGGTGAAAACAAAATTAATAGATGGCGAATACGTAACCATTGAAGATATCATCCAAAAACATCAACGCTATGTCCATAAACAGGCAAACCGCTATAGCACGGAAGCATCTTTTTATGGCATGACAAAAGATGATCTCTATCAAGCAGGTTGTATTGGATTGATAAAAGCATTCGAAAAATATAAAGAGTCAAAAAAGAATAAATTTATCTCCTTTGCATCGCAATACATCACAGGTTATATCAAGCGAGAGATTTCAAAAAGTAATCACCTGATCCGCTTACCGCAAAATATATATGACCTTATATTCAAGATTAAAGCGGAAGGTTGGGAGGAGAAGCGAGCTGAATATATTGCGGAAAAAATGAATCTCACTATTACAAGAGTCCAAACTGCTCTAATCTACATGAATTATTTTATCGGATCGACAGAGAAAAAAATCAGCAAAGACGAAAACAAGGATATGACTGTATTAGATATTGTCACTACTGGTGAGGATTTTGTAGAAGATTTAGCAATAAGAGAGTTTATCAATCAATTAGATGATCGGGAAAGAACGGTACTAATGATGCTGTTATCAGGCTACCGTATAACAAAAATTGGCCCATTGTTAGGGAAAAGTAGAAGCTATGGATATATTGTAATGCAAGTAGTGAAGGAAAAATACCACCATTATTTTCAACCTACTGTTGCTTTATAAGGAGTGGAGATTTTGAAGCTATATGTACTTGAACGTTATGTGCAAAATTTAGATGGTGAATGGCTCCAGGAGATTGTAACTTACAAAAGCAAGCCAATAATATTTAGTTATATTGTATGGCTATGAGATAGTACAAGCATTAAAAATAGAGGCCCGATAAGCTCAGGCCTCTCATGATTAAGGAAAACATATGTTCCCCCCCTTAAGATTTATTATATCACTTCGAGAGGGGAAAAGGAAATGAAAATAAAACAAAACACCATTTATCACATGGACTGCTTGGAAGGAATGAAACATATACCAGATAAAACGGTGGATATGATTTTATGCGATTTGCCTTATGGTACCACCGCGTGCAAATGGGATGAGATTATTCCTTTTGATTTGTTGTGGGAGCAATATAAAAGAGTTATTAAAGATAATGGGGCCATTGTTCTAACCGCTAGTCAACCATTTACGACAAAGTTAATAGCCAGCAATATGAGTTGGTTCCGATATGAGTGGATCTGGAAGAAAGGTAAACATACAACGGGTTTTCAAAATGCAAAGCGGATGCCATTAAAAAATCACGAAAACATTTGTGTCTTTTATAAAAAATCACCTACCTATCATCCACAAGGTTGGTACCGCTTCTAAAAGTTAGAAAGTCTAAAAGAAAAAATGTAGGTGGTATATTCAAAGAAGGTGATAAAAGCCTAATGAAAGAATACACAACTACCCATACCAATTATCCTAAATCTATTTTAGATTTTTCAAGAGATAGTAAAACATTTCATCCAACCCAGAAGCCTTTAACATTATTTGAATATCTTATAAAAACATACACAAACAGAGGTGATGTAGTTTTGGATAATTGCATGGGAAGCTTTACAACCGCTTTAGCATGCGATAATACACAACGAAATTGGATTGGGTTTGAGCTTGAACAAGAATATTGTGCTTATGGGATCGATCGAATCAATAAAAATAGAGAAGTTTTGGGTATCGAAAAATTAAAGGGTATTAGGAGTTGTCAGGATGAGTGAAAACAAACGAGATTCAATCATTCAGCAATTGAGCCTGGTAAGCGGATATAGCGAAAAGTATTTTCATAATTTAACAGACCGTGAATTAAGAAAAGAAATGGAGCGGTACTATGGCAAAAACGATGGAAGAGAAGATTGATGAAAACCTGAAAGAATTTAAAAGGTACCAGCTGCAGTTAAAACAAATAGCGGATGAGGACATTGTCACAAGAATAAATGTACTTGCTAAGCAACTAGTGTTTATTGGTCGCTTAGCAAGCATCTTCTCCGAACATAGCAAACAATTATACGCCTATCGCAAACAAGTATATACGGAAGCGTATTTAGCTGCAAAAAAGCATAAATCGATTATGGCTGAAAAAGCGGTTATTGAGATTAGAAAACAAGAAACAGAAGCATATGGTAATGCAAAGAAATGGAATACAGCCTTTATCACAACAAAAGAAGAGATAAATGCTCTCAAGTATAAAATAAAAATCAATTTAGCGGATGGTAGCAACTACACTAATTATTAGATTGTGAGGGGGGGTTTTATGTACATCACAGAAAAACAACTGAGATTAATCACTGAGGTGGCATCTCAAGAGGCAATTAAAGCTTTTAGGGAAGATGAATCGAAGCGTCAAAAAGAGAAACACGATCGTCGATTGCGAAATATCAGGCTATTGTTAAAAAACTACAGAGCGCTTGTGTTACATGCAGAGAAGCTAAAAAAGGAAATAGATGATTTTGAGGAAACATCTATCCATCGATTGGATGTCTATACAATCAGTTTGGAATCTATTGAATCTATTATGAAAAGCCAAAAAAAGACTATCGCCATTATAGAATTCATCAATGACAAAATTGAAGCATATAAAAGATCATGCAGTTCAGGAGAGTTAAAATATTTCCGTGTTTTAGAAATGAAATATATTTCACCTAAAAAATACACTAATCAAGAAATAGCAGATCGAGAAAATGTTGACAGAACTACGGTGGGTCGATATTTAGATAAAGCTGTTAATGATTTACTTGTTATCATTTTTGGGGGGGTAGAGGCTTTGCATTTTGAAAATTAAATTGCACAAAAACAGCACACACATGCAACATTTTATATGTTAAGATGATATTGAGTAAAACTATACTAAAGGTAAAAAAGGCATCTCTGTAAAAGGTGAGTGCCTTTTTTGTTTTAGATGTTTTAGTGAATTGTATTACCCAATGCTGTTCTTGCTGATTCAATACCGATTTGTACATCATCTCCAATTTTAGAAAATTCGGTTGCAAGGCTATCTTTGACAAGTAAGCCGTCTAAAGGTTCTATTGAAATTGGCTTGACTGATGTGAGTCCGGATAATTCTTTAGTAATGTCTATATTTTGTAAGTTCAATTTTGTTACCGCACAGGTTTTTTACCCTGTGCTTCTTTATGTTTCCATAAAGTTCAGCATATATTATCATCCGAGAGGGATGCCGGACGCTCTTGGATGGTTTATTGTTTGTCCTACTCACCATCTATGCGTTGCACCTTCTGAATTACATTAAGGACTTCATTCAGCTTGGCTCATGGTTGCCATATCTATATAGACTTAGGGTTTCCGTGAATTCATCCGGTTTAACAACTATAAATTACTTTATAGAGGGGGCAACATTATTTAAACTTAAAACATCTAATAATTACTAATTCTACACAAACAATCAAATTCCTTCTTTTTATTGCATAAAAATTCGTCTTTGCATAGTACATTCGACATACATTGTAAAAATACTGCAAAAATAAGCAGGAATATTTACCCTTTATGTCGAAGTTAGAAATTAATTAAAAAATAAAGGAGGATGACAATGTTCATACCTAATGTATACTGGTGCAATGAAGAGAAAACTAAACAATATTTAGAATGATAGTCGACGATCTCTTGACCGAATTCGAAATCACCAAACAAGAAGGTAAAGGTAAATCTGTTGAATTAGGTGGGGAAGCAAATAAGGTGATTGCAAAATATAAACGAAATGAAGAAGGAAATCTTACAATTCAAGGGCAAGTGAAGAGATCTAATGTTGCCCTTTTTAAAGATCTATATACAATTTTAAATGAAAGAAACATGGTTCAAAGGCTAATTGGATTCGATGAGGATATATGGAATCAATTGTCACATGGTGAATTTGTAGAAATTGATGGTGAATTTGCTCAGTCTCCAGCTGAATTAATACTGTCCTCAGTTCTGGATATGTTTGAAGAGTATAAGGGATATTTTGAATTAGGAAGCAGTGAAAAAGAAATTGAGAAAAATGAGATGGTTGCTTCATTCATTAAGTTAAATAAAGTAACTGTAATTATTAATCCATTTATTGATGAAAAAGAGTTGAAGTTCTTTTCTTCATTAGAGACGAAACATTTTATAGAAGATCGATATGATTTAGAAGGAGACTTCTCTTTGTTCGGTAAAGTTAAGAAGATTTACAAACCGCATCAAAAGATCGACCTTATAAAACTACTACCTGGAAGAATGAAAATGAATAAAAATCAGCTTCTATCATTTTTGCCTCAATTGAATAGCAATGATGACATTAGTTTTGACGTGGGTGAAATTAATGAAGATTCATTTGAATTAAATGGCCCTTGTATTGAAATTGCACCAATAGCTATTTACCAAAGATAATTTAATAGAAGGAGGAAAATGATTGTATGGAACATGAAATGAAGTTAGCTTTAGGAAGAATCATTGGTAATCTTTATAAAATTCAAAGAGAACAAGGTGTGAATGTTTCTGAAGCAAAAGTGTTTGGATTGTTAAATGGTTTTCAAGAAGAAATTGACAATGAATTAGACAATCTAGAATTCTATAGTAATGAAAAAATTAACTTAGTATGTGATGAATTAGATCCTTATTATAAGCATAAAAAAAAGTTAGATGAAATGCCAGACTATTTGCAATTCAGAATGGCAATAGAGAATAAATATGGTATAAAACAATACGATCTTAATTTAATCCTAAAATATTTAAGATCAAAAGATCGATATAATAGAGAGATAGACCGATTAGGAAATTTCAAACTTACTTCATATGACATTGAACAGTAATAAATAGTACCAAGTAGACATCTCATAGCGAGGTGTCTTTTTATTATGCAAAAAAGACCTGCGGTAATATGTCAAGATACAAAATAAAAAAGATTTAGATATCAAGGTGCAATTTTGTTAAAAAAGGCAATAGGAAACTAGACCATTAATCAAATGTAAATTAATGGTAATTACACAAGGGTTGTAGAAGCTACTTTCTAAGCTTCATGTTTCACGCTCCCTTGTGGCGTGTAGATTTGATGGTTGCGTAGTAGCGCATCCACCAAACGCACTAATTTTCTAGCGGTTAAGACGAGTGCTCTTTTATGTTGGTGTTTCGGTACTTCACGGTATTTCTTCTCGTAATAAGCTTGGTATTCAGGTACATGCCTTCTCACCGAGTTGGCGGCTTCAACAAGGTAATAACGCAAATACTGATTCCCGTTACGAGATAAGGAAGTATCATCTGCCGTAAACCTGCCTGATTGGTGTTTTCGCCAGTATAGTCCTGCATATTTGGCTATTTTGGCCTCTGCTTCAAATCGTTCAATCTGACCGATTTCTGCGATGATACCAGCAGCGAATACAGGTCCAATTCCGGGTGTGGATTGCAGGGTATTGGGTAAGCCAGCCATGATTTTAGTGATCGCTTTATCGATTTGCTTGATTTGTGCCTTCATGGTGCGAATCAGCTCAATAATAGTGCCCAAGATGAGATCAATCGAGTCTTCCACTACCTTATCCAAACGATAGGAAGAACGTACTGCTTTTTGAATGGACTTGGCCACTTTTTCAGGGTCGTGAAAACCATTTTTACCTTTGGTTTGGAGGTAATCAGCTAGGTCTTCGATCGACATCTGAGCGAGTTCTTCCAGGCTATATTTTTCAAAGAATAAGTCCATCATAGCTTGTCCAAACACGGAAGATTCGACGTTTTCTTGAAACGTATTACACTTATAACTCAAGTGTTGAAGAAAATGTTGCTTTTCTTTGGTCATCTGATGTACGAGTTGGTAGCGAGAGCGTGTCAACTGTTGTAGGGCAACGTATTGACTCTCTTTGACCACCGACATCGATAAACGACCAAATCGTAAATAATCGGCAATCACAAATGCATCAATCTCGTCGGTCTTGTCCATGTCTGGATAACTCTTTTTGAAGTTGGCAATCTGTTTTGGATTCATCACAAATACTTGTGCACCAAGCTTACGGAGCTCTTCATCCTGATGAAAAAACATCGCTGGATGAAAACTGTACACGGAAGTGGATTCTAAGCCAATCTTTAATACTTCCACAGATTGTCCATCCATGGTACGAAAAATAGCTTCACGTAAAGCAGTAGCACCAGGTAAATCATTCGACACGGTGAAGGAAGATAACTTTACACCTTCACTATCTAACAAACAAACCTTGATATCAAAAGAACTAACATCTAATCCGACAAATAATGCATGGGGGGGAATTCCCCTCCTTTCTAAATTAGAATCATTGGAACTTAGCTTGGACGCCTCGGGATATCCCTAGTGTGAACGCCGATCAACAACCTCGTGTATCAGTACTATCTCTGTATCGAAAGCCGCCTTGGAGCTACTACCATCCAAGTTCGAGGGACAGAGTGCACAGCCTGCGAGTAGGAAGGTCTGCACGTACACTGGGAAACAGTCTTTAAATGTGGTTAGCCACAGGAGATGACAGAATTGTCCCAAATGATCCTTAAGACCATTATCTAGGAACATCACAAGACGTCCAAGTGTTTTTTGAAATTTATTGCAGGTCAAATGAGGAAAATAGTGAGTCCAACAGATGGGCTTAAATATAATATACGAGGAGATGGATAGAATGAAGAACGGATTTTTCTCTAAAGAAGCTATAAAGTATTTACAATCAAAGTATCCTCAAGTAACGGAATCAATGTTTAATGGATTGCTAAATATGTTTGGATTAGAAACTATTAACAAATTATCTGATAGTACTACCTGTATGCAGGTTGCTGAAACAAGACATCTTCTTAAAATCCCAGAGCAAATTTCTAATGCGTTAGGTATAGCAAGTGAAATTAATTTTCTAGATACAATAAGTGCAATATGTTATGTGCCTGAAAAGAGTATCGATGCAGTAGACGCTCTAACCTATGCTTATGAACACATGACTGATCATAAGAACAAACCATTACTCACTATTGAACTGCAGGACGAAACTTCTGTTCCAAAGGTGTTTTATAAAGGGAAAGAAGTTACCCACAAACAAAACGTGTTTCTTGAATGGAATACAGATACAGAGATTATGGGAGGATTAACTTATTCCATTGAACATGCTGACTTAGATAAAGGTTATCCAGTCACCAATCGTATTGAACGCAAGGTGAAAGGTCATGCCTGTAACTGAATACAAAACAAGAGAACAAAAGCGTAAGTTCTACGACAGTAAATCTTGGAAGATATTACGTGAGAAAATAAAACAGCGTGATAATTATGAATGCCAGGAATGTAAACGACAAGGACGAGTAACCATAGATACAAATGAGTACAGTGATTCCGCTAAGCGTAAGAAGATTATGCTGGTGGTCGATCATATCAAAGAGATTGAAGACTATCCAGAGCTTGCGTTGGACGAGGATAACTTAGAAACACTGTGTGTTAACTGCCATAACAAGAAGCATGGAAGGTATGTTGATTACTCGAAGTGGAGAAAGAAACCTAAATGGGATGATGAATGGTGGTGATTATACTTGCTTCAACAACGAATTAGATTCTCAACAGAATGTAAACATTGTGGAGTTAAAACAGATGAATTTTGGCTATGGGAACATGAGGTGAAAGATAAATATATTTGTGGGAATTGCCAGTTTCAAGAAGTTGTTTTAACTGGCGTAAAAGAAACACATGGAATTGATCCTTTAAAACCTAATTAAATAGACCCCCCGCCTAAAAAGTTTTGCGATTTTTACGATCGGGGGGGCACCGGTGAAGGGGGGGGCTCGATTCTGCAATTGCAACACATTCTTGTACCCCCCTCCCCCCTGTAGGTGTGTGTAGAAAGAAGGTGATTAATTTGGATAAACAAAAAGTTGGTTCTCGAATGCGGGAAAAACGAAAAGAAAAAAATTTAACACAAGTGGATATAGCAAAGCTGGCGGGTATTTCCACCAATTATTATGCTAGTCTGGAACAAGGTAGAAATTCACCAAGCTTGGAAGTTTTAACAAAGATTGCTAAGGCACTAGATGTATCTTTACTTTATCTATTAAACGATAGAATTGATGATATGGAAAGTCGAGTGGCTTCGGAAGTGAACAGATTACAAGACCTGTTTAAAAACATCCCGAAAGACCAGCTGAATGTCGTTGAAGGATTAATCACTCAAGCTGCACGACTCCGAATTTTATTAGATGACAACTGGAAAGATATTTTAGAAAATGGAGAGTATGAGAAATTCAAGCAAAGTGAAAATCAAATGCCATATGATCGCAAGCGTCCTATCGTTGAAAATTACGATAATCGAGATAAAACCTATCAGTCCATTATTAAACAATTAACAGAACTGTTGCCACAACCCAAGCAAGATAGGAAATCAAAGTTGCTAGGACGATAGCCTATGCTCCACAATAAATATGTTGAAAATTATATTAAAAAATGGAAGTGTGGCAAACTCCTATTAAATATAAAAAGAATACAGTTAATCGGATTGATTGAAAAACATATTTTACCTAGGGATGATCTTTACTATTTTGATGAAGAGCAAATTGAAAACTATATTGAATTTAGTGAAACATGGTATTTCGAGTTAGATGAATGGGAAAAATTCATAGCCCCCCCATTCATTTTTTATTTCGAAAAGAAGATGATGAAGTTGTCTTTGATGAGTTTGTTATCAACATGGGACGAGGTGGAGGGAAGAATGGTTTCATCTCCACATTAGCTAATTACTTTATAAGCGAACTTCACGGAATCGATTATTATGACGTGTCTATTGTGGCAAACTCAGAGAAACAAGCAAAGAGAAGTTTTCAGGAATGTTTTCGCACCATCAAGAAAAAAGGCAATGAAGTCTTAGAAGAAGAATTCGAAGCTTATAAAAGTAGCATTACAGGCTTAACTACACAGTCTGTTTTTGAATATAAAACGAGTAACGCTAGTTCCCAAGACGGCGGTCGTGAAGGTGCTGTCATTTATGATGAGTACCATGAGATGGAAGACACAGAGATAGTTGACGTGTTTTCTGGAGGTCTCGGTAAAGTAGATTGTGGGAGACAATTTTTTATTGGAACGAAAGGTTTTGTCCGAGAAGGCTATTTCGATATTAAATATCGGGAATGTGAAGATATTCTAAACAGCTTAATCGAGTTTAAAGGCATTTTTCCATACATTTGTGAGTTAGATGAATTGGATGAAATGGACGACCCTTCAAAATGGGCGAAAGCAAATCCAGCATTACAAGAGCCTTTGAATAAACGAGGAAAACGGCTGTTCAATACAGTAATGAAAGAATATACCAGACTAGCTCGTAATCCTTCAGGGCGTGCAGCCTTTGTTACAAAACGTATGAATTTTATAGAAGACAACATGGAAAACTCTGTCGCTTCTCGTGAAGAAATCATGGCCACGAATCGACCGTTTTTCGAGCTGGACACAAAGCCTGTGGGGTCATTGGATTTTGGGAGTGTGAGAGATTTTGCGACTTGTGGACTGCTGTTTAAAAAAGGGGACGAATATGCTTTTAAATCCTTTACATTTGCCATTAAACATTTTTGTGATGTTCACTATGGCTATTCCAATACAGCGAATGATTTTGGAACAGAGAAAAAAGCGCCTATAAAAAAATGGGAAAAAGACGGTCTGATGAAAGTCATCGACGAGCCGTCTTTAAATCCAATGCATATAGTTAATTGGTTTGTTGATATGAGAGAAAAATATGGTGTCGAAAAGATCATTGCCGATAATTACAAGTTAGATATATTACGTCCCTTGCTAGAAGCGGAAGGTTTTGAAGTTGACCCTATACGACGACCTTCTAGTATCCATCCTTTGCTTGCCCCACGTGTAGAAGATGGGTTCGCAAACCATAAGTTTATTTTCGGAGACAACCCATTGATGCGTTGGTTCACTAACAATGTTTATGTTAAGGAAACTTCAGATGGAAAGAAATTCTTGAAGAAAGAAGAAGTGAAACGTAAAACAGATGGGTTCCAGGCATTCATTCATGCATTGTATAGAGCAGGTGATTTAGAGGATGAAGTCGATTTAAACAATTCTTTGGATGCACTTGAAGCGCTAAACTTCTAAAGGAGGTGAGGAGAAAAGGTGGGATGGCTAGATAAAGTATTGAGACGAAATAGCGAGCTTGAATCAATGTTTGATCTGGATTTAATCGACGAAACAAATCACCGAGCATACTTAAAACAATTAGCTTTGGAAACTAATATTAATTTTATCGGTCGGACTATAAGCCAGTCTGATTTTAGAATAATGAAAGATGGGAAACGTCAAATGGACGACTGGCATTACTTATTAAACGTTAGACCGAATACGGATCAAACAGCTGCAGACTTTTGGCAGGATTTTATCTATAAGCTAATTGACGAAAATGAAGTTCTGGTAATTTTGACAGACAACAATGATCTATTGATTGCAGACGACTTTGACAGAGTGGAATATGCAGTTTATCCGGATGTTTTTCAGAACGTTACCGTAAAAGATTATACTTTCATACGAACATTTCAGATGGATGAAGTTATTCACCTCACGTATAACAATGAAAAATTAACTAAATTCATGAATGGTATGTTCCAAGATTTTGGTGACTTGTTTAGTCGAATGATAGAAATTAGTATGAGAAATCATCAAATTCGAGGGACAGTTGATGTAGAAACTAGTCAGAAGTTAGATAAGGAAAGTCAAAACAAATTGCAAGAATTCATCGATAAATTATTTGCTTCTTTCAGAAAAAACACGGTTGCGCTTGTACCCAACTAAAAGGTTTTGGATATAACGAAGTATCTAAAGGCGACAGCAAAGGGCAGTCAATTGAGGAAATAACGAAGCTCAAGAGGACGTTGGTCGATAATGTTGCGAATATACTTGGTATTCCTACTGCCTTGGTGCATGGGGGGGATTTATCAGAATATGAAACAAGTTTAAAAGCTTATATAAAGTTTTGCATCGGTCCATTGATCAAAAAAATATCAGATGAATTAAATGCAAAGCTGGTTGAAAAAGCGGATTACTTAAAAGGTGACAGAATCGAGGTGAGGGGAGTGATCGAGAAAAGTGTTATTGAAAATGCAGAAGCAGTAGACAAGCTTGTTGCCAGTGGTGCTTATACACGTAATGAAGTACGTGAGAAGTTTGGTGATGAACGTTCAGATGATCCAGAACTTGATAAATTTGTCATCACTAAAAACTATGAATCTATTGAAGAAGGTGAGAACTCGTGAGTTTAATGACCAAAGAAACGTTCTTTCAATCATTTAAAAATCAGAAATATGTTGAGCAGCTTAAAAAGATTCCACAGAATTTCAAAGTAAAGCATGATGAAGAAAAAAGTCTTACGGAAATCACCATTTATGGGATCATTGGTGACTCTTGGTTTTCCGATTCGTTTTCAGCAAGCGATATCGATCGCGCTTTGAATGCTGCAGGGGGGGACAAGGATATTATCATTAATTTAAATAGTCCTGGTGGCGATGCATTTGATGGAATTTCCATTTATAATCGTTTAAAACGCCATAATGGAAAAGTCACTATAAATGTTGACGGATGGGCTTGTTCTGCTGCATCCGTTATTGCCATGCAGCGGATGATTTGTACATGGGGGGGTTAGGTTCTATGATGATGATCCATGAGGCAAGTAGTATTGTCTGGGGGGGAAGCAAAACAGATATGAGAAAAGAAGCTGAAGTATTAGACGAACTAGAAGAAGGCATCATCGATATTTACATGACAAAATCAAGAGAAAGTCGAGAGGAAATACGAGAAAAGGTGGATGCTGAGACTTGGTTTAGTGCTAAAAAAGCGGTGGAAATTGGTTTTGCTGATGAAGCGGATGATCATGATGAGTCAAGTGAAGAAGAAACTCCAACTAATACCGTGCTAAACAGTGAACAAAAACAGGAAATAATCACTGAACTAAAGAGTATTTTAAATCTAAATAACCAACAAACGAAAGCGCCGGTAAATAACAAACCGAAGCGCTTTTTATAATGAAAAAAATTAGGGAGGAATAAAGCATGACAATTAAATTAAAAGGTAAAATGGAAAACTTTGAAGCGAAGAAAAAAGCGTATATGGAAGTGGTGAAAAACGAGGAATCCACACCTGAGCAACATGAGACTGCTTTTAATGAAATGTTTACAGCTTTACAAAATGACTTAACTGAGAAAATTTCTGCTGAAGCTCGAAATGAAGTGCATGATGCCCAGATATTAGCTGCTCGTGGTCAAAACGTTCTGACTTCAAAAGAACGCAAATTTTTTAATGAGGTTGTGGAGTTTGGTGGGTTTGATGAAGATTCTATCTTACCAATAACTACACAAGAAAGAGTATTTGAGGACTTACTTAAAGCTCATCCATTGTTGGAAGCAATTGGATTACAAGACTTAGGAGCAGTCACTCGCTTCATTAAATCAGATCCTACAAAAGCATATGCTTGGGGGGGAGCATTGTTTGGTGAAATTAAAGGACAGGTTGGTGCAGCATTCCGAGAAGAACAAATTGGACAATTGAAACTAACAGCATTTGCGGTCATTCCTAAAGACATGTTGGAGCTGGGACCAGAGTATGTAGAACGCTATGTTCGTACTCTATTAGTTGAGTCTTACTCCGTAGGGCTAGAATATGGTTTAGTAAACGGTCGTGGGCCATCTCAAAACGAACCGATTGGTCTAATGAAAAACGTTTCTGAAAATGGAGCAGTTACCACAAAAACTTCATCTGGTACATTAACTTTCGCTCCTTCTGAAAAAGGGGAAGTTGTAGCAGGTGAATTGCACGATGTAATCCAAGCCTTGTCTACGGATGCAAAAGGGAAGGCACGCAAGGTGCTTAATAAAATTGTGATGGTTGTTAATCCAACGGATGCTATTAGTGTACAAGCTAGAAATACCATCCAAACTGCTAATGGTCAATGGGTAACATCACTTCCTTACAACATTAAAACAGTTGAATCAGAAGAAATACCTTCTAAGAAAGCACTTTTCTTTGTACAAGGGAAATATCTTGCTGCAGTAGCTGGTGGTTACAAAACAAATAAATTTGACCAAACATTGGCGATTGAAGATGCCATGCTTTACACTATCAAGCAGTTTGCAAATGGGAAGCCAGAAGATAATAAAACGGCTTTACTTTACGATTTAAACATTTCTTTCAACGGTGGCGGTACCACCACCACAACTAGCTCTACAACAAGTACAACCACTAGCGCATAATGAGGTGATGTGATTGCAAGAAATCACACAGGAAATTGTAGAAGAATATAAAGAACGAAATCACATAACTCACAATGAGGACGACAATTTAAAAAGATTGTTGTCCTTTTCTGTTTCTGCTATAAGGAGTAGTTGCGGTGAGTTTGATATCTACGGAACTACGGATATCGATAATAGTGCAAAGGAATTGGTGTTCGAGCGTACTCGATATGCGTACAATGATGCGGCCGAGTTTTTTGAAGATAATTTCCTTAGTGAAATAACGGGATTAGCATTAGACATTGAAATGAAGCGTATGGAAAATGCGACTACCACCACAACGACAACAACAGGAGGTGGTTAAAGGTGCAACCATTTAAATACAAACCACCTCGTGTACATTCGGGTGAATTACGTACGCCTATATCCTTTTACAAGTATGTACCTAAAAAGGGACCGAGCCAGGGGGGGAAGTAGAAGAAAAACTCCTTTATAATGCTTGGGCAAAAATCGATGAAGTGTGGATGAAAGATTTGGAACTTGCCAAGTCGAATGGCACATTGTCAGACATCACCATCACCATACGAGATCCATTACAGGAATATATACCGACTGATAAGCACTATATCTCAATCGATCATCCTCAGTATAAAGGCAATCGATATAACGTGAAGCATGTTCAACCAGATCCGCAGAACAATCGATTTATTAACGTAATAGCGAGGTTGGTTACATGAGCGTGAAAGTAAAAGGATTACCAAAACTATTGGCCCAACTTGAACAAAAACTTGGTCAGCAGGCTTTGCAACGAATCAGCGACAAAGCTTTAATAGAGGCTGCCAATGAATTTGTGAAAGTTTTAAAACAAGAGTTCGAGAAATTTAAAGATACAGGAGCTAGTATTGAGGAGATTACCATTACAGGACCTTATTGGGAAAATGGTGTCCGAACGATTAAAGTGCATTGGCGTGGACCAGATGGTCGGTATCGGATCATACACCTTAATGAGTGGGGAACCATTAACAATCCTAATCCAGCTGGTAAAGGTGCTATCGCAAGAGCTTTGAAAATTAGTGAGAAGGCATATGGTGATGCTGTGAAAAAAGCATTGAAGGGTGGTCTGTAATGGATATTTTAGATGAAATTTATAAAGCTTTAATTGCTGATGCTTATATTAAAGAGCAAACCTTTGGTCGCATCAAGTTTTATGAATATCCGGAAACAGGGGATGTTGATAACCCCCCCTATATCGTGATTGACCCTATCGATACACCGACACCTAGCCAGTACGCAGATGACCAATGGATAAAGCTAGATTTCTTACTGCAGATTGATAGTTGGAGTCATGATAGGAAATTAACCGAATCAATTGCTGATAAGGTTCGTGATGTTATGTGGGATACATTCGGTTTTGCTCAACGTGCAGGACCAAAAGAATATGATCAAGGTGTTTTCCGTGATGCCAGGAGGTATCGCGGTTCTTTGTATAGAGAAGATTTTAAAAAATTATAGGAGTGATAAGAATGGCAGAAGAAAAAAATTATCGTGCTTCCACTGGTGTGGATGAGTTTTTCTATGGGGGGGTTGTTGGAAACGGGATAGCAGCTGATGCTTTAGAACGTGTGAAGTTTTTACAGACAATCACTGTCGAAATGCCTCAAGAAATTGTTAGAGCTTATGGGGGGGACAATAAAACAGCAGAATTAGCAGTATCGAGTGGAAATGTTGCCGTTACATCTGCATTCCACAAAATACCGATTGAGGATAAACAAAAATTACTAGGGTGGGAAGTGGTAGAAGGCTTAACTGCAACAGGAAGCCAAGATAACCCACCATATGTTGCTGTGGTATTTGCCAAGACATATGAAGATGGTTCTAAAGAATATGTTGGTTTACCAAAAGGGATGTTTACTCGTCCATCAGTGACTGGCAATACAAAAGGGGGGGAGAGTACCGAGTTTTCTAGTGAAGAAATTGCTGCACAATTTATGGATCGTGAAGTAGTTGGGTTTGAGGAAGAAAAATCTGTAATCTTTGCCTATGATCCGAAAGGAGAGACGACTAACAGGGATGCATTATTTCAAAAGGTATTCGGCCAAGCTTACCCAACAACGACCACTACTAGCACGACGACATCAACCACAGTCGGAGCTTAATAGAGGATGAAATATCTACTTTGTCAGCCTGCTATATTACGTTTCAAGTGGGAACTAGAAGTGTGCATTACTAGGTTGCAAAAATTAGGGATACAAGACATTATCCTCTTGTTTACGCAAGGGATGATGGTATTCCTGAATATTTCAAGGATATGTGTTGTGAAGTGCATGTTTATCAAGATAATCGAACAGATAAGTCCTATATTCCGTCCGTCAAACCCTATTTATGGATGAAATATCTAGAAGAAGATTCATCTAGAGAAAACGGATCTTATTTTTATTTAGACAGCGACGTGTTGTTGAGAGAAATTCCAAAAGTGAGACCGACCAAAAAAATGTGGTATGCATCGGATTGCACAGGTTACATTGGTAATCAATATATCGATAGCAAAGGAGAACGTTTGCTAGAAGATATGTGTAGGGCGATTGGAATAGATCATCTATCATTAGAAAAAAAGATCCAGTTGGTGGCGCACAATGGGCGATTAAAAATCCAACTTATGATTACTGGAAAAAGGTTTATGATGATTCTAATACGCTTTATCGACTACTTAGTAATTCCAATACCGATATTCAAAAATGGACTGCGGAGATGTGGGCGCAATTATGGAATGTGTATCATTTTGGCGTAGATGTTAAAGTGCCTGAGGAAATGAACTTTTCTTGGCCAACAGATCCAGTGGAAAGATATTATGAAACAAAAATTTTCCATAATGCTGGTGTAGTGGATGATCATCAATCTTTATTTTTTAAAGGGAAATATGTGAATCATACACCGTTTGAAGATGACCTATCATATGTTAACCAGGAGAAAGCATCGATAAAATACGTTGAAGCGATTGAGGAGGTAATACAATTGGCTAAAGCTAAATATGAAGTGATTGAAGGTTTTCATGATTTAGAAGAGGACAAAGATTATTTTGTTGGCGATCGATTTCCGAAACCGGCTAATAAAAAAACCAAACAAGAAAGACTGGATGCATTAGCTTCCTCTAACAATAAAGCAGGCAGACCATTAATTAAAAAGATTGAAGAGTAGGGTATTACATCCTGCTCTTTATTTTATTGCAGGAATAGGAATTGAAGTGATTTGAATTGATGTGGAGTGATGTGAAATGTTAATACAGCAAGATGGTTCGGGGATGTGGGCAAAAACAAAATATAGTGACATCGACCCGTTGCATAAAGGACCAACAAAACGAAGCGATTGGGCATTAGCTTGGATTTTAAGTAATGGTTATGCCGTTATGGAAAGTTATGCTATTAACGAAGTAATGAATGTGATTAGGGCATTAAGAGAGTTAGGGGGGGTGGAATACACCATGAAAACTATTGATGGCCAACAATTACAAGTTGCTAACGACAAAAAGTGGCGTAGCATGTATTACGAGTTTACAACTGTCTTATTTGAAGATGATCGTAAGTTTGATTAAATAACACTTACTTTCCATTCCTGCACTAAAATAATGAGAACTAATTTAGGAGGATATAGAACATGGCAAATTTGAAACGAAACATGCTAGAACTTGTGAAAAATCCGGAAGGAGTATTAAAAGGTGACGAACCGGAAATTGAAAAAGTCTGGACACCAGCTTTCATCCCTTTACGTGTAGCGAGAAACGCGATCGAAGTGTGGCATGAAGTGGAAACAGATAAGACCATGTCGGAAGCAGATAAGTTTGATAAAATCGCAGACTTTGTGGCCAATGAAGTATTTGCCGGAAAAATCACAACCGATGACATCTACAATCGTCTCCATGCTCCAGGTGGGCAAGACGTATTAAAACAACAACTTATCTTCGTGGCACAGGGACAACAAAGCGATGATACAAAAAACTACTTGGCGAAGAAAAATTAACGGATGAGGATTTTTCTATCGCCAAGCAAGCGGAGTATTTAGATAAACTCGTCCTTAGATTAACCCAGCAAGGAAGGATATCAACGAAGTATTAGATATGCCCATTCATTACGTTGTTCAGCTGATGAAAGATAAAAATAAACCACGAGAAGAAAAGTCGCTTATTGCTGCTTTTGGTGGTTAAGAAGGGAGGAAAATAAACATGGCTGAAAGAATCGAAGGTCTCTCCATTGAACTAGATTTAGAGACGATGAAGGTCAACTCCGGTCTAAAGGATTTAAAATCCCAATTGACCGTTGTGAACTCCGAAATGAAAGCCAATATGTCTGCTTTTGATCGAAGTGATAAGTCTATTGAAAAATACGAAACTAGACTCCAAGGTTTGAATAAGAAGCTCGAACTCCAAAAATCTATTGTAGAGAGTGCTCGAAAAACCTATGACAAAATGGTCAAGGAACATGGGGGGGAAGGATCCAAAGAAGCGCAAAAGGCAGCCAAAGAATATAACAATCAATCGGCATCCTTGCAAAACTTACAGCGTTATATCGGGCGAGTAGAAGATGATCTCGCACAGCTGAGAGAAGAACAGCGGATCGCTAACTCTAATTGGACAAAGATGGGGAATCAATTAGACAAAGCCGGCAACAAAATGAAAGCCTTTGGTGACAAAGTGTCCAGTGTGGGTAATGCTATGTCAACCACTGTCACCCCCAGCTGTCTTAGGGATGGGTACAGCTGCAGGATTAGCTGCATCAAGCTACGAGGATTCCGCAGTAAGAATCCAAAATTCCTTGGGTCTAACTGCAGAAGAAGCTAAGGAATTAACAGATATTTCTCGCAATATCTATAAAAATGGATTTGGCGAAAGTGCTGACCAAATTGATCATGCTTTATTACAAGTCAAACAAAACATAAGAGACCTGAATAAGGAAGATTTAGAGAGCATTACAGAAAAAGCTTTCCTCTTAGCGGAAACCTTTGAATCCGATGTGAACGAGGTCACCAGAGCCGGCAATAATCTCATGAAAGGTTTTGGTATTGAAGCAGAGGAAGCTTTCGATCTGATGGCTAGAGGGGCACAAAATGGACTTAATTTTAGTAATGAAATGTTTGACAACCTAAGTGAGTACTCCACTCTATTTGGAAGTATGGGCTTCAGTGCAGAAGAGTATTTTGAATTGTTATCGAACGGTATGGAAGCTGGGGGCATACAACCTAGATACATTAACGATGTAATGAAAGAATTCCAAATCCGTGTAAAAGACGGTTCTGATACCACAAAAGATGCCATGGGGCGACTTTCCAAAGATACGCAAAAGGTTTGGAAGGAGTTTTTGAAAGGCAATAAAACCGTCAAAGATGTATCAAATGCCATCCTAAAAGAACTCGAAGGCATGGACGACCAAGTCAAAGCGAATGAAATTGGAGTGGAACTCTACGGTACGAAATGGGAAGACCTCGAAGCCGAGGCTATGTACTCGCTTGGAGGTATCGGTGACGGTTTAGGAGATGTCGAGGGTGCCATGGATGACATGACCAAGAATGCGGAAAAGTCCATTTCTCGGCAATGGAAATCTACTTGGCGGGAAGCAAAGTCCGTATTACTTCCCGTTGGCGAAACGCTTCTTGATTTTACAAAAGAAGTACTTCCTGATGTCCAAGAAGGCGTAGAAGATGTAACTGAATGGTTTTCCGAACTTGACGAAGAAGGTAGAAAAAACATTGTCATGCTGGGTGGTATTGCTGCAGCTGCAGGACCTGTTTTATCCATAGTTGGTGGTCTTAGCACAGGTATTGGCGGATTGATGAAGATAACTGGTGGATTATCCAAAGTTATAGGTGTTGCAGGCGGAAAAGGATTGCTTGGGCGTATAGGTCTCATGGGTATTACTGGTGGACCTGTTGGTTTGGCTATTGCTGGTGTTACAACTTTAGGTGGTGTAGTCTATACCCTTCATAAAATTTCGCAAAAGTCTAATGAAGAAATTTTAAATTCTATTCAAGCAAGAAAAGAAGAGATTGAATCATTAGACGGATTGATTAATCAGTATGAAACATTAAAAGAAAAGAATAAGCTATCCACCGATGAAATGTTGCGATATATGGATATCGCTACCGAACTAAAGGATGCCAAAACAGAAGAAACAATTAGAAAATTAAAAGATGAACAAGCAGAATTACTTAAAAAGTCCACTCTAACTAACAAGGAAATGAAAGACTTCCTAAAATTAAACGATGGAATAGTCGACAAGACTCCTACCACAGTGCAAGCTATTTCAGAGCAAGGGAATGCTTATGTAGGTGTTCTAGATAAGGTGAAAGAATTAAATCAAGCTGAGAGAGAACGATTAACAGCTGATACTTATCAAGCTTTAACAAGCGGACTAGAAGAACAAAAGAAAAATTTAGAAGAACAACGAGAAATCCAAAGTGAAATCAAAAACCTAGAAGGTGAAAGATCTTTAGTTTTACAAGACTTTTTAGGAATTAGTGACCAAACAAGGGAAAAGGATCAAGAGATTGCTAATATTAAAAGTCAAATCAAATTAGCTGATGAAGAAGAGGCAATAAGATTAAGTGAAAAATTAGTCAAATTGGAAGATGAAAAGGCTGGTCTAGATGCTATACGGGAGAAACATGATCAAGAAATTGGCAAATTAGACGTTAAGCTAGAAAAGAAGCAAGAATCACTAAACAAAAATAAAAAGGAAATTGAGGATTTTGAAAGAATCGCTGGGGAATATGAGGCCTTAATTCTAAGTCAAGTAGGACTTAATAGTGAAAGAGGAAAAGGTCTTGAGGTCTTAGATCAAGAAATTGGAAAACATATAAAAATTAGAAATGGCTTAAAAGATCAAAAAGATGCAGGAGAGTTGACAACCCAAGAATACAACAAGCGAGTACGAGAGGCGCAAAATGAGATCGATAAATTGCGAGGTGCAAAAGGAGCCTTAGAAGATGTCAATAAGGTAGCGGGCTTAGATGTATATAGTAAGAGAATAACTGGTGCACATAAAGAAGGATTAAAAATAGATGAAGTAAAAAGAAAAGCTAATATCACCAATAATATTCTAGGTGAAGATATTGATAAAGATGTTAATGTTGATGACCATGGTACTGCTGACAAGGTGCATGATGAGGCTACCAAAAAAGGAAAGAAGAACGTTGATGTGAGTCTAACAAGACAAAATAGCATTTGGGATATAGTCCCTAATGTTATTGATGTTGGCGTTAATTTTATTAGTAAAACACTAGGATTTGCTGATGGTACTGATTCACACCCGGGCGGTGTATCTTGGTTAGGGGGAAGAAGGTCCAGAGTTAGTAAAACACGGAAACAAATGGGCGATGGCTGACTTTGGTTTATATAACGTACCAAAAGGTGCCCAAGTATTTACCAATGATGAAACCAATAAAATGGTCACATCCTTATTTGAAGTGCCGAAGTATGCTGTAGGTATAAGCCCAATCGGTGAAGCAGACAGAATCGTAAATACTTTAAGAAATAATCCGTTTAATAAGCTATTAGCTTTACTAGGGAAGCAAAGTGAAGCCTCTAGTCAAACTACTAGATCCACTACTGCTGTGGATTATACAAGAAATTTGTTAAATGCAACCTTAGAACAAAACAGGTTACTTGCTGAAATATTGGCAAAGGACACCAATCCTATCATAGATGCTCGATCACTAGGAAAAGGACTAGAGCCTGTTATATCAGAAGTACAAAATAGAAAACAGAAGGTGAGGGAGAAATTTGGCGTATGAATCGATAACATTTAACGGAATTAGAAAAGACTGGCTATATATTGAGCGTGGCCGAAAAAACCCTCCCTTTGCTGCTAGAAGAAGAAATTTATTAACCGTTCCTGGTTATCCAGGAGGCTATTTAAGATCTACGGAAATTCAGCCATTACCGATAGAACAACCAGTAGGCTTTCGAATTAAGGACGATGCGGATGCGTTGGCAAAAAAGGATGAATTAGCGGAATGGCTTTTGACAGAAAAACCAGTACCGTTAGAATTTGATGATGAACCTGGTCGTATTTATTATGCCGTGGTGCAGAATACCCTAGATGACTTTGAAAAGATGGCTGTATTACGGAGTGGTACGATTCAATTTTTATGCCCGGATCCATATGCTTATGGTCCGGAAATACAATTTACCGCACCATCTGATTACTTTAGCATTACGAATAACGGCACTGCAGAAGCAGAACCAATCTTTGAGTTTGAGGTAAAAGAGCCAGTAACATTTGCTTTGATTCAGAATCAATTTAATGAATACAACATGATTGGAAGACCTATCAACGAAGGAGATATACCTGTTAAACCATACGATAGAATTGCAAACCTAACTCTTGGAACTAAAAATGGTTGGTCAGATTTAACAGCTGGACAGGTACTATCTGGTGGTATTGTTGGTGGCCAAATGACAACGACTGGCGCTTCCTTTGAAGCAGAAACTTTCGGAACTAACCCTAACGGATGGGTTGGTCCAGCTGTTAAAAGATCGTTTAGTGAAACGTTGCAGAACTTTGCGATAGACATTGCTGTTACAAGCCGTAACACGCAAGGAATCACTGGTAAGTTACAAGCCTTATTATTAGATGCTGCAGATAATGAAATAGCTACAATGACATTGATTGATGGAACCATAGGGGGTGCCGAGGAATAGTGCAGTATTTACCGTTGGTAACGAAACGATTATGAACGAGGCGGGAGAAAACGATCGTTCTTATAATAACGAGACTGTGCATTTAAATTTGAGTAGGAATGGCCGATCCATCGTAGCTTACGCATACAAAGAAAGTGGCGGAATTAGAACTGGGAGGGTTAGAAGAACTTTCCGTGACGAACGACTGGAACATCAAGCACCTATTGCATCCATTATCTTGTATATTGCCAAATATAAAAATAATGATCCGTATCCAATGTCATTTAATCGATTAATTGCGGATAAAAATTATTTACCATCAGAACTGGAAATACCATATATTGCACAACCAGGTGACATTATTACCTTTGATCATACCAATAACGGTCAAATTTATATCAATGGGGAACCGTATGAAGATACCATCTTAGGTGCAGATTATTTCAATCTTAAAAAAGGGATTAATGAATTAATGGTTATGCCTACGGAAGCATTGATTACTAGTGGTAAATATCGTGAGCGAAACGGTTAATCGGTTATAGCTAAGAATCGAGGTGGAAAAATGAGTAAAATGTTTATTGCAAATGGTCAAAATGACGAAAGTCTAGGGCATATAAGATACAGAAATGTTCTATCCAATAGCCATAAAAAATCGCTAGAAGATGGTAGTGAGACGTTTGATTTTGTCACTCATGCCGATAAGCCATACTCCCAATATATCGAAGGGAATAATCGAATCATCATCCCAGGAGAGGATGGTGATTTTTTAGAATTTACCATCTATGAAGTACAAGAAAGTCGTATTGATAGGCAATTAGAAGTTTATACGATTGCAAGTTATGCAGGATTGACAACTGCTAAGGTCATCGATCCTCATACAACAGATGCATTATCAGCTGCAGCTCATGCACAATTAGCGTTAGCAGGTACGGAAGTACAAGTTGGCACTGTTGATTTTAAAGGTACTAGAACATTGAAGTTTGATAAGCATACCTATCCATACGCTTATCTGAGGAAAATAGCTTCTGAATTTGACTTAGAATTAAACTTCCGTATCGAACATGATAATGGAAAAATAATCGCTCGCTATGCAGATTTAATCGATAAAATTGGACAGTGGCGAGGGAGAAGAGTCGAATTTGGTAAAGACTTAATGGGCTTACGTCGTATCGAAAATACTGAGAATATAGTGACTGCACTTAAAGTTATTGGACCTGTTCAAGAAGATGGTACCCGATTAGAAGTACTGGTTGAAGACCAAGATGCATTGAAAAGATGGGGGGGAAGAGAGGATCCTGATACTGGACAGTTACACCCTATCATTAAAGAGTATGAGCCACAAATGGCATTAGAGGCTAACGTAAATGAATCTAGGTTGAAAGAACTTGGTGAAGCCGAACTAGCTAAACGAGTGAATGCTATCGTTTCTTATGAAGCACCATTGCTGATCTTGAAAAAGTGCCAGGACTAGAAAATAAGAAAATCCGTTTTGGTGATACGATACAAATTAAAGATACCAGTTATGAACCTGCGTTGTACTTAGAAGCACGTGTTTACTTCCAAGATAGAGATATCAAAGATCGAGCACAAAAGCAGGTACGACTGGGTGATTTTATTGAGTATACAGAAGAAGAAGTGAATGCCATTTGGAAAAGCTTGCAAGATCAGATAAAAAAGATCGCAAATAGTACAGAACCTAGAAAAGTAATAGCAACCCAACCGCCGGAAAACAAAGAAGCCATTTGGTAGATACTAGTAATCCGGATAATGTTATATGGAAAATATGGAGTGAATCTGAACAGAAGTGGAAAGCAGGACCAAGTGGACCACAAGGGCCGAGAGGATTACAGGGGATCCAAGGTCCAGAAGGGGGAACAGGGTATACCGGGAGAGCCTGGGGAAGATGGACAATCATCTTATACCCATATTGCTTATGCCGATGACGAACAAGGGAGTGGCTTTTCGCAACAACCAGAAGGGAAAGCGTATATTGGCATGTATACCGATCACACTTCTGCAGATAGCACGAATCCAAGTGACTATAAATGGTCATTGATTAAAGGAGCTGACGGAGCACAAGGTGTCCCGGGTCCAAAAGGTGATGACGGACGTACGCCATACTTTCATACTGCTTGGGCAAACAATGCTACAGGTACAAGTGGATTTTCCACTACGGATTCAACGGACAAGCTATACATTGGAACGTACACGGATTTTAATGCTGCAGATAGCACAGATCCTAGCCAATATAACTGGACAAAAATCAAAGGGGGGGAAAAAGGTGATAAGGGAGATCAAGGCCCTCAAGGTGTACAGGGACCAGCCGGTGAAGATGGGGGGGAACCTACGTATATTTGGATTCGATATGCGGATGATGATCAAGGGAATGGTATGTCACAGTACCCAGATGGTAAACGTTATTTAGGTTTAGCCCCCTAATAAATCCACACCTAACGAGAGTGACAATCCCAATGATTACGTGTGGAGTCCTCTTTACGATAATGTGCAGATTGATGTGAAAAATCTACTTATTGGTACGAAGGATAAAGTAGATGGTTTCGCAAATAAAGTCACACACAACGGTCTAACATACGGTTTATTTGGTTATGGTTGGTCGTTTTCATTTACAGTTGATTTGAAGGCAGGAGAAACTTATACAGTAAGTGTTCCGGTTTTCAATCCAAGTGAAACAGATACTTCGCAGGCAAGAATAGTTAGAGGACAGGAATTAGGGAATTATCTTGAACTAGTACAGCCACGAAAAGCTACAACCATAACCAACACCTTTACACCAACACAGGATGAAGAAGGAGCAACTATTAGGTTTTTAGTGAACGGTAGTCAATATCCAGCCTTAGGATGGTACTATCCTATGCTTCAAAAAGGCAATATTGACACCGGTTGGACACCAGCGCTAGAAGATGTACAAACAGAAATTGATTCAGCAAAGGAAACAGCAAGTACTGCTAAGACAACTGCAGATGGAAAGAACACGGTTATCTACTCTGCTTCTCAACCGTCAACTGCCGGACGTAAAGTAAATGATGTTTGGTTTGATACGAATGACGGTTATAAAATGTATCGGTTCGATGGTTCGAAATGGGTTGCAGCACAATTTGGAGAAAATGCGATTGTCGCCCATTCTATTACAGCCAATCATATTAAGTCATTACTAGGGCTGAATGTCAATGATCAATTTATCGTTGATGCAAATGGTAATGTTAAATTCGCTGGTAACTTGGAAGGCGCATCGTACATTCGGACAAGTTTCCGTTAAAAATGGTGATTTTTTATTAGAAGACGATGTATCGAATGATAAAACAACGGTACGAGAAAATTCCAACATGATTAGTGATCACAGTTTTGAATATGTAATGCCTGATGCGGTAGTGACACCTATAGGGAACTTAGCTAATGTCTATTCTGTCAGAACAGATTGGTTAGGTGGACAGGCTTATAATTGGTGGAATAATACAAAACCTGAGCATGCTAGAGTGATGGTTTCCATGAATATGGGTACCAATACTCTTCATGGTCAAAGATCAACAGTATTACGCCCCCCCTTAGATTATGGGATTTGGGAACAAATCGTAGACATACCAAGGCAATTATCTAATACCCAAGCATTAAGTTTGTCCGCGTATGTTGCTCCTTATGAAGAGACCACCTTCAGTGTCACCGTTTCTATGAGATTGCAGTTATTAAATAGTAATGGTGTTTGGTTGGAAGACTTAGCGAATGAATCTTTTGTCCTTGATCATACCAATAAATATGATTGGCAACGAATTAGTGTCACGTATAAAGGGAATATCAGTAATCCAGATTACAAAATCAGAATCAGGTTATTTTTACTTGGTTCCTCCCAAACAGCATTTTGCTTGTGCGACGGCGTGCAGTTGGTGCCTTTTGAGTATCCTGCCTTTTATTATCCGGAAACAGCTTTATACCGTTTCACAAATGGGTACGACACAGCAACTGAGCTTACAACTGAAATGCTATCCGTTGGTAACTATGCATCCATCGTCAATATGTACGCCGGTAGAATAGAGCCGCTTTACCATAACTTTGTCTCGCTATTCAACGGTTGGAGTAATTATGGGAATAGTACTCAACCCGCACGTGCAACCAAAACATCTGATTGGATGGTTTATCTTAGTGGGGTGATTCAGGATGGCTTAGTCGGAAATTACACAGCATTTGTCTTACCAGAAGGGCTTAGACCTATTAACATTGAATTTTTCAAAACAAGCACCGCAAATGGTGGCAGTGCGGATATATGGATTTATCCAAACGGGGATGTCCGTGTTCGATACGCTGATAGCAATAGTTGGGTATCGTTGTCAGGTATTAGTTTCTTTGCGGGGTGATATGGATGAGAAAAGAAGTATTTGAAGTAGACGGACAAGGCTTCATCATAGAAAACTATCCGTATTCGGAAAAAGAAATCCAGAATGCCATAGACAATGGTAAATCAATTATAACTAAAGGTTGGCAAGATCTGCGCTTATTTAAGCCCAAATGGGATTTTGAAACGGAACAATGGATAGAAGGTTTAACGTCTGAAGAAATAGCCGAGAGAGAAGCTTTAATAGCAGAACAACAATCAGTCTTACCTGATCAAGATTTAAATGCTATTGCTTTGATGGAATTAGCTTCAACCGTATATGAAGGGGGGGTGAGTGAATGTTGGCCATGCTATTTGCTACTTATATCATCAAAGGCTTATGGACTTATGAGAAAGTACCAGCCGAATTACAACCTGATGTCAAAGCTATCTTAATAGCAGAAGGAAGGGACAATTTAATCTTAGGAAGAAAGTAAAGGATAAATTTCGCGCCGAATGAGGCGTATTTTTTATTCTAAATAACAACTCCTATAAAGCCGATATAGCCAATGAGAGGGATTTAGTGGAAGCATTACAGTTACAGTTAACGATTTAGCTATACAACTTGTTTATCTCAGTATATGGATATTGGTGTTTATGGGAATAATGGCGATTATATTAAGGTTGTTTCAGAGAATAATAAAAATCCATCGTGAGATAAGAAGTTTTTTACTTACTCTTTCTGGATTAGGAGCATTTTATGTTTGGATTCAAATAACGTTTATGTAGGTTTTTTATGCAGGATTTCCCTCCTTACTGTCGAATTATGACGTATGAAGTCAATCAATCTATTGATCCAGTTGGCATAAAGAAGAAAACAATCGAAGAAATAAGTACAAAAAGAGCGATTTTAATCAGTAAATAATAATAAGTTATAAAAAGTGAGAAGGGATCTTTTTAATATCATTTTGGACATTTCATGAAAATTTTTAGGTTTTTATGAGTAGATATATTGAACTATTAGTTCCCTTCCTTTAAAATTTTATACAAGGAGGGATAAAAATGGATGTAAATGATATAATTGACAAAATCACAGAAAGAGATCCAGAAAACTCACATGTTAGACTATATTTTACTAATAAGAGGCAATCAGGGCGGTACATATCTTATTCTCCGAATGTAGCACCAGAGTTACAAGAGAAATTAATAGATATGATTTTAGATACATTACTTGATCACGAAGATACGCCACAAATGCCTTTTAGCCCTATTGGTAGTAGAGAAGGATATATCGAAACTTATTCAACATCAAATGTGAATGCGTTTAACGATATTTTGCAAAGTATTGATGAAGAGCGTGTTGAGAGGAGAAGTCCTGAGGGTAGGGAAATTAGTGGTCTCAATTTTTATTGTTTGAGAATAGACGTAGACGAGGAAAATGGGGGGGATATTTATGTGTTTAGAAGAGTTAACAAATTTAATAAGTTAACTAAAAAAGGTTTTTTTGGAAGCTTTACAGCTGGAGATTTTAATCAGATCGATTCAGAAATAGTAGGGATAGATAACAATATAGATCTAATCGTCTATAATGGAGAAATTCTTATATTGAACCATATTGGTCTAGAAAGAGTTTTTTCAATTAGTTCACAATATCAAGAAAAAGCAACAGAAACATTAAATATGGTTGAACGATCTGAACGAATAGAGAACTTCGAGAGATTTAGGGAAGATGCCTTAAATGATAAAAGAATAACTCGTATTTTAACAAAGATTTTGATGGAGGAAGAAAGAATAGAATTAGTGTTTGAGAATTTTGATAACGTAATTCGTTGTATTGAGATCTTTGAGCTTCCAATTGAAATTATTGAAGAAAATACTAAACTTGTATACGAAGAAAAGAGTCAATTACTTGATTTTACTAGAGTTATAAGGGACTCTTTTTATAGAAGTATAATCGGAGAACGTGAAGGTGTTGACGATAGCCTTTAAGTTTTTGTATCAGGAGGGTATGTTATGGTTACAGTATATTATAGGATTGGATTATATGTATCATCTTTTTTCCCTCTTTATGTGCTATTAATATTAGATAACATAAAATACTTAATTGAATTAGATAAATTTAAAAGATTAATTACATTTAAATCTTTATTACCATCACTATTCTTTACATGTTTAATAATACTTTCATTGATATCAATTTTTTCTGTGATAGTTTTGAAGAAAATATCCCATAATGAGAGATATTCTTTTAATGATGTAAAAAGAACCCAAGATAACCTCCTAAGTTACGTTGTAACATATCTTGTACCAATCTTATCAATAAAAATAGCTGATTTAAGCAGTCTTCTGGTTAATCTAGGGTTATTCTCGTTATTAGGTTTTATTTATGTGAAAAATAGTTTAGTTTATCTTAATCCATTATTCTTGTTTTTTAGATATAACATTTTTATTTCTGGCGAAGATAAGATTATTATTTCTAATTACAATATAAATCAGTTAAAAATTTTGGAAAACGAGAAACTGAATGTAAGAAAGCTTAATTATAATATTTTTCTAATAAGAAAAAATGAGAATGATAAAATCTGAACCTTACTTTAGAAGAATACCATCCTTCTAAACCATAGCGAAATAGAGACAATCCGGAAAATTGATAAGGTAACTATATATAGATGATACTTTTAGCATCCTTTTTAGGATGCTATTTTTATGTCGGAAAACCAGGAGGCGTAAACAAGAAAAAGAATTTTTAAAATTCATAAAGGGGGGTCTTACTTAATATGAAATTTAAGGAGATGAAAAGAAGATGGGAGATGTTAATTTGAGTTATTTAGAAGCAGCGCATTTTTATTTGTTTGGTGGGGTTAAGTTTTTGCATTTGTTATTACTATTAATGGCATTGGATATTGTAACTGGCATCTTTAAGGCATGGAAAAATGATAATCTTTGGAGTAGAAAGTCATTATTTGGTTATGCTCGGAAGCTGCTTGTACTTGTAGTTATAATAGTAGCCAATGTCATAGATCAAATACTCGGGTTAAATGGTGCAGTCACTTATGCGACTGTGCTTTTTTATATTGCCAATGAAGGATTGAGTATAATGGAAAACCTTGCAGAAGTAGATGTATTGGTACCACCTAGTTTAGCTGAGAAATTAAAAAATATTGAATCAGGTAATTCGGTAGCAAAAGAAATCAAAGAAGAATTTAGCGATAAGGAGGAAAAATGATGGATAAGCAAACAACTGAATGTGTTTATTGTGGGAAAGAAATAGAATGGAAATCCGAATTATTTTCAGATGGAAGCCATGGCGAGCCTGTTTGTGATGAGTGCAAGGAGGTAGAAACTAATGGTTAAAATCTACATTGATCCAGGTCACGGTGGAATGGATCCTGGTGCAGTTGCCAATGGATTGCGAGAAAAAGACCTGACATTGAAAATATCGCTTAAAATCAGAAACCTCCTAAATCAATACAAGGGGGGGGTTTCTGTTCGTCTATCACGTACAACAGATAAAACATTATCTCTTAGACAACGTACCAATGATGCAAATAAATGGTGTGCAGATTATCTTTTGTCTGTTCATATCAACGCGGGTAGCGGAACTGGCTACGAGGATTTTATTTATAGTGAATTGTCTAGTAACTCCGACACTGCTAAAAAGCGAGACTTTATGCATGAAGAGATCAACAAACAAATCAATATGCCTAACCGAGGTAAGAAAAAAGCTAATTTCCATATGGTGCGAGAATCCAATATGCCAGCCATCCTAACTGAAAATGGTTTTATCGATGCAGCTAATGATGCAGCAAGATTAAAAACGGATGCTTTTTTAAATGATATCGCACAAGGCCATGTAGATGGATTGGTTAGAATATTTAATCTTAGAAAGAAGGAGAGCACACCTATGTCAACTTCTAGTACTAGCGATTCAGTTTTAATTGAAACAGGTGGGTTATCGGTAGACATGGCATCAGAAGTATTGGGATATTGCATAAGCAAGAATTGGTCTTGTACCATCCATTATGATGGCGATAATAACCCAAGAGCTACGGTAGGGAAACTTAATACGAAATGGAGACGAGAATTCGAAAACTGGCTTAAAGACCAAGGTTGGTATTACAAACTAATTTAAGGGGGGGTATATACTAGGGCACCGAATAGGTGTCCTATATTCAATTAATACCATGACTTTTTTGCTAGATTTTAAAAAATTTCTGTAAAAAAGGAAGGAGATAGAGGAAATTATGTAGAATTATCTATTTTAAAGGAGGATTTACATGAAAAGAATATTTTATTTTTTATTATTAGTATTGGTATTAAGTTTTGTTATACCAAAAGGCTTAAGTGCAGCTGAAGAAGAACTCTATATTCCTCATTCATTTACTGCTTATGAAAAACCATCGTTTACATCCAAAGAGGTGGCACAATATTCTTCTACAAGTGTTAGAATCATAGATAAACAAGGAAGTTATTGGTATAAAGTTTACACAAGTAAGGGCGAAAAATGGGTCTATTATAATCCAAACTTGAAAAACAAAACAATTGATTATCGGTTTAATGCCTTTAAAGGTCCGTCGTTTAATTCTACTAGAGTCTCCAGCTTCTCACCTACTACAGTAACTGTTATTGGGAAACATGAAGACTGGTATCAAATACAAACGGGAAGTTTGGTAATGTGTGGGTGTATGACGGTAGACTGAAAATCCCACATAGATTTGCTGCATATGATACGTATTCATTTACTTCTACTAAAGTTGCAGAATACAGTTCTACAACACTTAGAGTTTTGGATAAGGAAGGAAGCTATTGGTATCAGGTTATTACAAGCAAAGGCAACAAATGTATATTACAATCCAAATCTAGAAAAAACTATGTCATTTGATTATAAATTTTACACCTATGAACAACCTTCCTTTGGATCAAAGAAAGTTAAAAGTTTTGATCAGGATTATGTAAATGTTGTTGCTCAGGATAATAATTGGTACCAAATTGCAACTGGAAATTATGGATTGGTATGGGTATACACTGGTAAATTAAAAGTCCCTCACTCATTTAATACCTATGAAGAAGCTTCGTTTACGTCTGAAAAAGTTGCTGAGTATAGTGCTACTACAGTACGAATTATAGACAAAAAAGGTAGTTATTGGTACTTAATTTATACAAGTAAAGGAAGCAGATGGGTGTATTACAATCCAAACTTAAAAAACTTAACTATTGATTATCGGTTTGATACATATGAAGGACCATCTTTTTCATCTAAGAGAGTATCAAGCTTTTCCCCTAACACAGTTAATGTAATTGGAAAACATGGGGACTGGTACTTAATTACAACAGGTAATTTTGGAAACGTATGGGTATTCTATGATGGAACAGGTCCAGGTTCAGATCCAACGGAGTTAAAAGTTCCGTTAGAAGGTAGCTATACAATTACCAGTAGATATGGTATAAGAGTGAGTGGTTTCCATTTTGGTATTGATCTTGTTCAGGATGGTACCGCCAAAATATTAGCGTCTGCAGCAGGAACTATTAAACGAGCTAACTATTCTAGTAGTTATGGATATGTCGTCTATGTTTATCACTCTAGTTTAGACCTTACAACAGTTTATGCTCATATGCGTAGTAATCTACAAGTCTCGCTAGGTCAAACAGTAAGACAAGGGCAACTACTAGGATACATGGGTAACACAGGTGATAGCTATGGACAACATCTACATTTTGAGGTTCATGATGGTGATTGGACCTATCATGGAGGTTTAAATCCAGAAAATTATATAGATTTTTAGATTTAAACAAAAAGGAGCACCGTAGAAAAGTGCTCCTTCATTCATCATATTATTTGCTTATAATAAAGTATACTTCAATAGTCTGTTCTTTCTCAAAAGGATATATGTTTATTTAATCATTCTCATCATCAGTCTCTTCATTAATCGATTCGTCAATCTCCCCCCCATGTTCATTTTTCAGAATTCCTTTAAGTAAATTCTGGATGCGTTCTGCAGGATTTATAATATTTTTTTGGAGTTGCTTCATACTATTATTCATCTTATTAATTGTCTCTATATGCGGTAGTTGTAAGCTAGAGGCCAATTCACTAATGTGTTTAATTGTTTGAATAATAGTTTCTCGGTCATGACTTTTTAGTATTTTCATTTCAGCTTCATTAATCTTAGGAATTATGTAATTAAGTTCCTCTTTCAAGTTCCTATAATTTCTATCAGTGAAAGTTTTATTGTGAGCTATTTTATTTCTGAGATCTCTTATTTTTTGCATTCTTTTTTCAGCATTTTCAATTGTCGCATATTTTGATATTTGCTTATCCCACAATGAAATGGGTTTATTTTCTAAAATTATTGAAATTAGTTCTTCTTTCGTTAGAAATTCAATTTTTTGTAACTCAAATACCATGTAATAATTCTCAACATTAATATTTAATCTTTGATCAAATAAAATACTCTCAAAATCCGAAAGATCGAGTTCCTCTAATGCTAACTCTAAACGTTCCCTTTTATTCCCTTTTATATCTTTATCTAATGAATCTTTTAACTTTTCAGTCCAGGTATCTTTGTATGCAGGAATGAATATTGCTGTAATCAATGCTCGAATGCTCCGTTCATACAAAGCTAATTTACTATATAACCTCTTAGTATAATAAATTGACAATGAATCTTTAATTAATATCATATTAAATTTATCTTCCTTGGCCCTTTTTATATCATTAATTAATTTGGAAAAAGCATATGCTGCTCGTTCTTTATTGTTAGTATATTTAAGAGTCATAGTGACTCTATATACAGTTTCATCAAATTTTACTTTATGACAAGAATATAAAAACTCATAATCTATTTTATTATAGTTATAAATAAAACCTTTCTGTCGGCTATCAACATTTATAATAATTTTCTGAAAGACTTTAGGATCAGTTTCAGTTTTGGGGGTTTCTGTATTTTTCATAAAGACATCCTTAATAAACTGGTCAGGATCTAATTTTTCACTTCCGAAAAAATAATAAATATTCTCAAATTGTTTCATTTTTGCACCTCTTCATAAAAAGGATATAAAATATTTGTAAATAAATTCTACATTACCCGACAAAATTCCTGCAAAAATAAAAAATAAGAGCACTTTACGGTGCTCCTTATTCATCATATGGTCTGTATTTTTCTTTTAACGCAGCAGATTCTTCTTTTCTTTTAAGAATGTCCTCTTTTAAAAAGAGTTTATCACGTTTAACGACCTTAACAGGCGTGATTTTTCCTCTTTTGTCTAGTGAATTTAAATTCTGCTTGGTCACTTCTAATAATTCCAATGCTTCTGAGGTTGTAAGAATATCAATTTGAACTAATTGAACGAAATCTTCCCTAGACTTGCTATCATAATTTATTTACTCACCACGTTCCAATTCCTCTTTCCCTTTGCAAATAAACTAATAAATGTAGAATTAATTAAATTTTCATATACAAATAGCAGGAAATAAAGGATATTTGTAGAAATATATACAATAACAAAAGGGGGGGAAAGATTAATGAAGAAAATTGCTAAATTATTGCTAGGAATTGTTGTTCTGTTTAGTATGTTTACATGGTTACCAACTAACAACACTATAGTTGCAAGCAATTTTGTATGGCCACTTGATGGTAGTTATATAATCAGTAGGGGTATATCATCTTCACATAACGGACTAGATATTGTAAAAAGTGGGACTGTACCAATTAAAGCAAGTGCATCTGGTAAAGTTATTTATTCTAAATATCATAGTAGTTCAACTGCTGGGGACTACGGAAACCTTGTTGCCATTCAACACTCAATAAACGGTACCACATTTATAACGAAGTATGCACATATGAGAAATGGATTGAAAGTTTCTGTTGGGCAGAATGTGAGCCAAGGAACAGTTTTAGGTTACATGGGTAGTACAGGAGATTCAACTGGACAGCATCTACACTTTGAAATTTTAAAAGGGACAACTAATATGTGGGCTGCGAGCAGCCATAGAGTTGATCCACTTGATTATTTAGGAAAGAGTAATAACTCAACTCCAAAGCCGAATTTAGATGACTGGTCTAAGTTCCCAACCATTGGATATAAAAATTACTCTGGTAGAGAGGTTTATGTCGAGCTTTTACAAGGAATGTTACATGGTTCAGGTTATAGTAGTATAGTTGGGTCAATTACTGGTAAATATAATTCAAATACTAAAAAGGCTGTTATACAATTCCAAAAAGACCATGGTTTGACAGCTGATGGTATTGTAGGTAAAAGAACTTGGCAGAAATTTGATAACTATATAGATAGAAGAAGTAGTTACAGAGTTAATTGGAATCATCCAGCGAGACCTTATGAAATTGTTTTTTTTAGTACATCAGATAAAATCAAATGGAAATTCTGGTATACAGACACAGAAAAATGGGGGGAAATGAGGAATTCACATTTTGGATAGACTAATAAATGAAAACATTATCGAAGAATCCACTCATTCAATGAGTGGATTTCTTATTAGCAATGATAGGAAGGGCTATACTTTCCTTTCCCCTTTTCCCCACCGCCAATCAACTCATTTAAAATATCCCTTACCTTCGTTTTAATAGCGGGATTAAAATATCTCCGTATCTCTTCTTTATCTTTACAAAAAAATGTATATTCTGTAAAGGTACCGTCTTTATCCGTTTGAATAACTTTTAAGCCTTCTTTATACATATGTTGCTTCAATGATCGTCTTTCTGCAGTAGCCTTCACTTCTAATCGATGGAGTAGTTCCAGGTATGGCTCATTAATTTTAAAGGGGGGGGAATGTTTCTCTAATCGCTTGATATCTGATTGTATAACCTGTATGGCCATAGAAAGAAATAAGAATCTGGATCCTATTTTTAATTCATGCTCGCCGATGTATCTCAT